GCTCTATCGTTGATGTTGACAAGCAAGCTGGTGAATATCTGGTAGGTGTTGGGAAAGCTGAATTAGCTGTTGAGGTTTGTGAAGCTCCCATTGCCAGTACAGAACCAGTTGTCGAGCAAGAACCAGTTGTCGAGCAAGAGCCTACCGATAGCGACAAAGTTGACTTTTCTCAAATGACTAAAGCGCAACTAGAAGCATATGGTCGTGAGCTTGGACTAGAACTCGACAAAAGGCATAACAAAGCTGATCTAATTGTCGAATTAGAAGAAGCAATCGCAATTATGGAGGAATCTTAAAATGTCTGTTATTCAACAGAATTTAGAAAAACTAACTGTTGTTGCTGGTGTTGCTACTGCTGCTGTAACAAGCACAGCCACATCAAGTGCAATAGATCTTCTCGAATATGATGGAGATGTAGTTTTAGTTTTGGATAGTGCTGCTGGTGGCGGTTCTAGCCCAACATTAGACATCAAGTTAACTGAGTCTGATGCTAGTGGAGGTACATACACAGATTTATCTGGTGCTACTTTCACACAAGTAACTGGATCTGCTTCAATGCAAACACTTGCAATCAACAAAGACGAGTGTAAGCGTTACATCAAGATCGTTCAAACAATCGGTGGTTCATCACCAACCTTTACTTTCAGCATCAACTTGATTGGTGTTAAAAAGTACGGCTAAATAAGTAGCCCTCAACCGAGGGCTTTTTTTTTCTAATGGCTTTTACAGAAGATTTAAGTACATTCTTTGGAGACTTTTCTGAAGATGTATTTTATGACAATGTTACTTATAAAGGAATTTTAGAGCAGCCTGACGAGATTGTTGCGGATGATCGTGTATTAACAACTGATTATCAATTAACAGTTAAGACAACTGATCTTGGTTCTTTAGAATATGACACACAGATAGAAGTCAGCAATGTTAAATACAAAGTTAGGAGTGCAAGGAAGATAGACGATGGAACTTTATCTGTAATTTCATTAATGAAGGTTTGAGATGGCTAGTAAACGAGAACAAATATTAGCAAAAATCAAAACTAACCTTGCAGGAACTACAGGTGTAGGAACTCGTATCTACCGAAGTAGAATTGAGCCAATGACAAGGGGAGAATCACCTTCTTTGGTCATTGAATTTATAACAGATGATCCTAGCGTTAATAGTGCAACCTATTTAAAAATAGATTGGACATTAAGGGTAAGGATAGTTGTTGTTGTTAGATCACAAACTCCTGATACTACGGCAGACGCAACAGTTGAAAGTTTACATACGAAGATGGTTAGTGATCCTACTTTAGGAGGGCTTGCAGTTGACGTAAGGCCAGCCACAGTATCTTTCGATGTTGTTGAAGCAGATCAACCAGCAGGAATCATATCTTGCGAGTATGAGGTAGATTACAGGAGTAGTTATAACGATTTATCAACATGACCTACAATATAACTGCAACCCTAACAACCCTGATTGATTATTATGGAGTTTGAAATTCCAAATGAGGGCGGTACTTACATACTGAACCCGAAAACTGGCAAAAGTAAGCTAGTACAACAAACTTTACAAGCTGAACCCCTTACTGAGGTAAAACAAGATGGCACTACTGACAAGAAAGAGAGTAATTCTGATTGAAGCGGAAAGTAGCTATGGTACTGATCCGGGAATGGCAACTTCAACAGTTGTCTTAGTAAGAGATCTAGATATTACACCGCAATCAAGTGATGTTATTAACAGAGATGTCGTAAGACCTTTCTTAGGTGCATCAGAACAGTTATTAGCAAACACCAAAGTTGAATGTGCATTTTCGGTAGAACTCGCTGGATCTGGGACAGCTGGTGCTGCGCCTCGTTACGGAGATGCCCTCAAAGCCTGTGGGTTTAGTGAGGTTGTCGTAAGTAACACAAGCGTCACCTATGCACCTGTATCAAGCAGCTTTAGTTCTATAACAATTCACTACAACATAGATGGTGTAAGGCATATTGTTTCTGGCTGTCGAGGTACGTTTACGATCAATGCGGCTGTAGGAGAAATTCCTTCCATAGATTTTACTTTTACAGGAATCTATTCAACTCCAACTGATGCTGCGTTACCTACAATTTCCTATGGTAATCAAGCGACTCCTCTAATCTTTAAGAATGGTAATACTACTAACTTCCAGTTATATTCATACGCTGGAGCATTGCAATCACTTTCTTTAGATGTAGGCAACACTCTTATCTATAGGGAACTTGTTGGTGGTACAAAAGAAGTGCTTCTTACAGATAGAGCAGCAAGCGGATCAGTTATGATGGAAGCTCCAACGCTTGCACAAAAAGATTATTTTAGTGCTGCTTTAACAGATGCTACTTTAGGTAATTTGCAAGTGACACATGGAACAGCAGCAGGAAACATTGTTCAATTTACAAGTAGTAAAGTTGATATTGGTGATGTGGCTTATGGTGAAATGGATGGTGTAACAATGCTTGATATTCCTTATTCACTTGTACCAAGTGCATCAGGTGATGAAATGAGCTTAATTTACACATAGATACTGACTAAGTATTGACTACTGAGGTAGAGTAGGGAAGTATATATCTTAACTTATGGCATTTGTTAGAAAAAAGACCAAGGTTTATTCTTGGCCTGTGGAGGTCAAAAGACCTAGCGAAACAAAAGTGGGTGAATTTGAGATCTCTTCTTTTACTGGAAAATTTATTCGTTTATCAAGATCAGAACTTGACAGTTTTGATTCTTCGACAGAGTTAGATGCTCTAAAGAAGGTATTGGCTGGTTGGGATGATATTAATGAAGAAGATGGTACTCCTATTTTGTTTAGTGATGAGACTTTGGCAGAGTTTTCAGAAGATATAGATTTTGTCGCTGGCGTGTTAGATGCTTTTAAGAAGTTTTATGCTAATGCACAATCGGGAAACTAATTGATGCCACCTTATACTGGGTTTCGGGTGGTAAACAAGTCATAGATGAGACACAAAAAGACGCTGCTGCGTTTGGTCTAGAGATTGAGGAACAGCCAGAGGAAGAAGAGGATTATGAAGTGTTTCAAGAGAATTGGGATATTGTAATGATGTTTTTACGTTGTCAGACACAATGGAACACATCCTTTGGAGGTGTAGTAGGATTAAAATATGAGGTATTATTACTTGATGGAGGACTGTTTGACCTTTATCATGTAGATAACCGTCAAGAAATGCTCGAAGGTTTACAACTAATGGAAGCTGTCGCTATGAAGGAATTTAATAAGGAGAAGAAATAGTGGCTGCTACTGTTCAAAGAGTTACTCTCTCAATGAAACTGGAGGGTTTTTCTGGGTTAAAAGGAATAGATAAAGATTTTAAGAAACTTCATAAGACATTAAAACTTACCGCACCACAAATAGATAAATTAGTAAAAGGGATTACTAAGGTTCATGGAAATACTAAGTTAAGTAAAGTTGCTTTTGAAGGTCAAATAAATGCCCTAACAAAGTTAAGAAATAATGTTGGCATCGGTACTGTTGCATATCAAAGATTATCAGCAGAGCTAGATAGGGTTCGGACAAAAATGAACGCTGTTACGGCATCAGCAGGCCCTCAAGGAGGTATGTTTGCGAGACTTAATAAACAGTTTAAAAAGATACCAGTCGGAGGAAGGGCAGCACTTGGAGCATTGGCTGGAACTGCAACAGCAGGGCTTGGTAATACAGGTCAATTAGCTTTTGCTGGAGGTGCTATTGGAGGGCCGAAAGGTGCTTTGGCTGGTGCTGCAATCGGAGCAACGGTTGATAGTTTTAATTTTGTTAAGTCTTCCACAGAATATGCAGCTTCCGTTGACAGATTGAAAATTGCATTGAAAGGTGTAATGAAAGATGAAAAAAAATATAATAAATCTTTAAAAATCATTGCATCTGTATCAGATGAATTGAATGTACCGATAGCGGATGCAACAAAACAATTTACTCAATTATCTGCATCTGTTTTAGGTGCAGGCGGTACTGTTAAAGATGCTGAAGACGTATTCAGAGGGGTATCAGAAGCTATTAAAGCAACAGGCGGAGATGCTGAAGACGTTAAAAGTGGTATTCGAGCCATGTCACAGATCTTTGGTAAAGGTAAGGTGTCAGCCGAAGAATTACAAGGTCAGTTAGGTGAGAGATTGGCTGGTGCAGTTACCAAATTTGCAGAAGCAAATGGAAGTACGCTTCAACAGTTACAAAAAGATTTAAGAGATGGAACTGTTGGACTAGATCAAATAATGAAATTTGCAGTTAAGTTAAGTAAAGACCATAGAGATGCTGCATTAGAAATGGCAGGTTCTTCAGAAGAAGCTGGTCAAAGAATGACTGTGGCTTTCCAAAATCTTAAATATGAACTTGGAGTTCTCTTTAAAGATATTGGTGGAGATTTTCAAGATTTAATTACAGGTATGCTTAAACAACTAGCAAGATTATTAAGGTTCATTAATAAAACTAATGCAGAAACAGATGCACGAATACAGGCGAAGTTAGAATCGAGGGCGAAGTTTGGAGATGTACACAAAGATACGGCTACATTTTGGTCTGAGATTCCTTTTATAGGTGGGTTTTTCG